TTACCCATTAGCGCGGCTTAAGAGCTTATTTTTGAATTCACAATGGTCACGATATAACCATCTTGCGCGTCCGTGGATAACTTTGGCTTTTGGCAGGTCGCCGGACTTAATCCGGTCATAGATGAAGGTTTTACCGAAGCCAGTATCAGCCATGATGAATTTCAAATCAACCAGTGAATCAGGCTGTAGTTCGTGTTGCATGAGTGCTATCTCCGAATAGGGAATCGAACCTGCAAATCAGGCAATAAAAAACCGCCATCAGGCGTTTTTGTGTTCTTTCAGTTCTTCAATTCGAATATTGGTTACGTCTGCATGCGCTATCTGCGCCCATATCATCCAGTGGTTATAGCAGTCGTTGATGTCCTCTGCTTCGATAACCCTGTTGAATGACTCTCCATTCCATTCACCTGTGACTCGGAAGTGCATTTATCATCTCCATAAAACAAAACTCGCCGTAGCGAGTTCAGATAAAAGAAATCCACGCGAGTGCGAGGATTGTTATTCACCTTTTACGGCAAGTTGCAGGTTAGCCACGGTTAACCTCCTGAGGCGGTTCCGGTAGAGGTATCCAGTGAGTTGCTTGCTCAATACCATTACCCGGCTTAATCGTTGCATCTCCGCGCCGAAAGGTGCTTCCGGTATAGCGTGCGGAGCATATTAGCGGCTCAACCAGATCACTATCGAAATTCACCGAAATAAGCACGTTCTGGTTCTTTTCAGGCATTCGCTCACTACAGCTTATCCAACCATCCGGAGCTACCGGCGCTGGTTGGGCTGTATAAAGCGGTGTTATATCTGCCCGAAAGTCAGCTATTTCATGCAGTCGCACCCACCGTTCGACTTCTGCTTTGTCAGAATACAGAGCAGTGAACGTATTATATTCATTGTCAATTTGCGTGAAGGTTGCCTTCCACGCCACCGGCTCTGCTTCCAGCGATGCCAGTGCAATCCGCGCCAGTTCTTCCGCTTCTTCTGCTGGCAGTACAACGTTGCTACCAGGTCCGTATGTTTCGCGCCACTGCTTGATTGTCAGCAGTCGCTCTTTGGTTATAGTGGTCATTTGTTAATCCTTAAACTGCTAGTTGCAATTGCATTTCAAAGCGGTCGCGTTGTTCACAATACGCAAGAGAACCAGGGCTATTGTGTGCCTCAATCCGTTCTACCATTAATGCTGCGCGTGTCTCTTTACTTGCAGGTGCATAAGCCCCAGACCAGGCTTTATCAATACCGATGTTTCGAGCGACGTTCGTACTATCTGCGCTGGCTAAGGGTAATTTTGTGAATATCAGCGGATTTAACATGCGCAATCCATGTAGTTTCGTAACCGGCTGACCATGCTCATCAACAATGTGACGAATCAGGTCTTTCATTCTGGCTACCGCAAGAGTTGGGCGCTTTACGTCATAGTCGCCACAACTACCGATAGCCACTCGCGGAAACTCATTGCACAAATGAATAAATCGCTCGTCACTTTCATTCATGTGCCACACTGGAACGCCAGCTAGTTTTCCGTGAGGCCACTCATTCAGAAGCGCATCATTTTCTTCCTCTCCGCCATCAATAACATCAGGGATAATGGCAAAATCGAATCCTGGGTGATTCTTCCAGCGAGCGACAAACTCGTAGTAATCGCTCCAGTCGATTTTGTTTTTGCCAGCTGCTTTCCAGGCGGTGAATGCACCGTTGTCCAGCGCGAACGACTGACAGTATTCAGCCGCGAGATTGATCTGGCCTGAATGCGCAAAACTGATAAACGCATGTCGCCCTTTCCATGCTCTCATTGCGCACGTATCAGGAGTAATAGGCCCACCGTGGTAGTGAATCATCTCACTCTCCTTTGATGCGAATGCCAGCGGCGCGGATTGCAGCGATGACCTCAGAAACTTTGTATGCCATTACCGTTTGGTAATCCTCGTGAAAATCTGTTCTATGAAGCATGCTGCTACGTTCCGGGAGCAGTATTTCCCGCGCTTCCAGTTCTGCAATGCGCTTTTTTGCTTCTTCCAGTTCATCCAGTAATTCCAGCACGGTAGCCGGATTAGCCTTGGCAACAAAATCCCGGACTTGCTTACAATCAATCTCCGCAATGGGTTGATACGATGTGTAGCCATGCTGTCTTGTATAACTACCGTGACGAATAACGAAAAAATCACCATTTATTTTTTTAGCCTGCCACTTATCTTCACCGGCTTTCTCTGCCGCCTCACGCAGTACCTGATAGTCAATCTCGCTCACTGGCTGCCTCCTTTGCTGGGCTTTCTATCTTCTGAGTGGTTGTATCAAACTCAAACAACTTAACCACGTCATCAAACAGGACATAATCGCCATCAGAATCTTCAGTCATGTCAGCGCCACAATCCTGACCGAACGAGTCACAACCATCCATATCAAGCTCGTATCGCTTGAGTTTTGCGATATTTGATAAATTCAGCGCCAGTACAGCAAGGTCATAAACCTCATCAGCGGTATACCCGGCACCATGCCCATACATTTCAATACGGGATATGATTTCTTCTACACGTTGTTTTGTGATCGTCATTTTTGCTCACCTTCCTGTTCTTCCAGAAAAATACGCATAGCCTCAAGCATCTCTTCGGTGTCATACGGAGACAGTTTGTCACGCAGGATGTGTTCAATGCTGTTAATGAACTTGCGGATTGCTTTGCGTTCAATTTCAGCCAGAAAAGCATCGGTGGCTGGGGTTTCAGTAACATCATCTTCCCATTCGCTAAACTCCTCACGACAAAAGTCATTAAATTCCTTCTCAGATTGCTTAAGCGAGGTATTTTCTGCAGCCATCTTCGCGCATTTAGCCTCAAGGTTATCAATCGTGATTCCAGCAGAACGACACTCCCGCAACGCCGTTTCCAGTTTTGATTCAAGCTCACCGAACTTACGCACCAGATATTCAGCGTTTGTTTCGTTAACCTTTAAATCACATGGGATGCATTTACCTTTCAGAAATCCATCCATCTCAATTAGTGTCATTTGTTTCATTTTTTCCCACTCCGCCACATCGCATTCAGATATTTGTTTTGATTCACTGACGGAAAAGAATTTCTCTTTAGCAATTCCTCTCTCGATGGCATTGGCTTTACGCGTTGGCGAATAATCATTTCTGCCGGAAGAATGCCGGGATTGTATGCAAGTCCTCTCATGGTAAATTCCTCTTTTTTAATTTATTCGTATGCCCGCTCTTTCTTCATCGAGTTTTTTTAGCTTGTATCGCATAGCTCTTACTGAATAAATTGAGCGGCAGGTTGCAATTGCTATTTCTTCTGCGGAGAACTTACCGAAAAGTGATACTTCGGCTCTTGTCCATCGTCTTCCACGAAGTCGGCTAACAATGTCAGCGCCAATCCTTGTTGCTTTCGCCATTACTGCTTTTTCAGTCCTTTCCAGTTTTTCAGCGATAACTTCAACTGGCATTGTCGCCGCCACTTCGCGCAAGAAATCGACTTCCCATTTCTCCCATGGAGTCTTTTTCATAGTCGATACCGTTATTTGATAAGAAGTGAAGGTTTCCCAACCTTGAGTTGAGCGCCTGGGATATTTATTCCTGCTTTTAGTTGGTGCTTGATTGCCAACTTGTCGGCTTTAATTGTCGTTTCAAACTCAACGTATTCAGGAGGAAGGGCACTTGAGTCGATGATTTCTACAGTTTCTGACGGTTTGCGGATTGTTACCTGGTGAATACCTGCTCTAATCTTTTTCTTGCCAACCATTTCAAGCGATGACGCTATATATGATTTGATGCTGTCAATCTTATTTTGAATTACTGCTGCTCGTTCATTCAGTGACTTTGCCTCTTCCTTGAGGCGTTCAGCATAACCAGATTCATTTTTAATAATGGCGAGAAGTTGTTCTATTTTATCGGTAAATTCTCCTTCCATGCCTTCTATTGTGTCAGCAATCATCTCTGGTTCTAAATCTGAATCCATCAATTTTGCGTATTCATTGGCAATTTCATACAGTTTGCTCACTGGCAACCTCCAGTTTCGCTTTGCATTCTATGTAAATGGCTTGTACGTTCTGCTGCAATTTCATTCCAGATGTCAGGCGATATGCTTCTGCAAAATATCTCTTCAAATCATCCATGTTTTCAGCCTGAGCCATTTCATCACAAAGAAGTTGTGCTTTTTCCATTATTTCCTGCTGGCGTTTCCGTTCATCTTCGCGGATATCTTCCTCTGATTTGTGCGGCATAACTGGTTCAGTCCACACACCTTCTTCTTCGTTTAGTACGTGAATAGCACTATCAAGACGTGATGCCTTAGGCCAATACTTGCTTGCACGCTTTACGACCGTCTTTCGCGCCATCTCATTCCAGTGATTTACCCATGGTCCTTTATCGCTGAAGGCCGCCTTGCTTGTTTTCCTTACAGCCTCAATTTCAGCCAGACTCATCTCTTCCGTTAGATAATCACCTGCTGGCGTCTTAACTGTGCAGTAAACGCCAACGATATCACCACGATCACCGAAGGCGTTGTATTTATGGGTTGGTGCTTTATCAAGCCCGTTTGACTCATAGGTATCGTTAGCATGAACAAGTTTTGCCTGACCCCATGAGATAACACCAGACTCCATTGCAATATGGAGCAATCCCATATAACTGATATCAAGGCACACCATGCCGTCGCGCGGAACCAGATAAGCCAGTTTGCTGGCCGGGTTTAAGGTGATGCCGATCGCCGCAACATTGATGATGGCGTTCTGTGCGCTGGTTGGATTTGCCAGTGCCGTTTTAGCAAGGTAATCGTTTTTCTGGAAATACTGAATTGCAAACTGGCTTTCCTTAGCCCATGTCACCGTCTGTTCAGTCAATGCTCCGCAGAATAACTGCTCCTGCTGTTTAACGAATTCAACGATATTGCTCATGCAGCTTCTCCAAAAATATGTCTGCGTTTGAATATTGCGAAGGCATATTCAGCCTTAACTCTTTCGGTTATTGCATCCCAGAACCATTCAGCGGCTTTTTCCTGATAGTTACAGTCATCATCTTCCAGCCAGTCGATAGCGTCCTTAGTGTGTTCATCTGGTTTATATGAGCGAAGCATTTCGCTTATTGGGTCGCAACGTTTGCAGAGGCGATCAACTTCACTGTTGATTCGCTCGTAATCTGCATCAGTAAAACTTGCGATTATTTGCGATATTTCGCGCTTATCATTCAGAGTCAGAATCAT